GTTCTCTATTCCTTCGTCTGGTCTGACAAACCAGGCGTCGTATACTCCTGTGGACCCCAGCCACAGGAGCGGAACATCAGGGGGCCCTACCCGGGGCGTAGTTAGCGTCGGGGCGAAGATACAGCGTTTGAAGGTACCACTATCCGTTGAGCGTATTCATCGCACCCGTAGATCCGCGGAGTCTACGAAACCTTCAGTAATCTGAGCATCGTTTTGCTCGCGCCTTGTGCGCGGGTACCACCCGAGACCGGCATGAATAACGCCGGAGAAGACGACATGCCCCGCTTGGAGTTTGTGTTCGCTCGTTACCGCGGACAGTACCCAGCGCGGGCACTTGGCTCACACAGATTGGGCCGCTGCCAATTGCGGCACTTGCCTTGCCGCTCAACCGCTTGCACCACCCTGCACTTCCGTAGCGAGTGCCGGTGCGCTACCCACACCACCGAGGTCCGTCGTCCTATCTGCCGCAGGTGCTACTTCACGATCCAGCGCCTGGACTTCCCGGCCGGCAGGTTCGTGGGTCCGCGTTCTACCGTTGATTACATCGACAATGCGGAGCCCTCGTGGCTTGACGACGACAACGGCGTCGCCGACGAAGACATCTTCGACGAGGCCGAGCTCATTGAACATCATCTTGACCTCGCCTACGCTGACGACATCCGACTCGAAGCCGAGATGCCCTTCCACTACATCGAGGACATCTGGGAAGAGGTACCCTATGAGCCCTACGGAGGCATTCAAGACCTCCTACATGACCCTCCCCCGCCTTACGAGGCGCCCCCGGCTTATGACAGTCTGGATCTCCCCCCGCCGTACAGCGTGCTCCCTCCTGATTTGACGGTTTGCGGAGACGTCGAGAAGAATCCGGGCCCTGAGTGTGTGACCTACACTTATGGCGATTGTGATAGCACATTTCGTAGGCGAGCCCGGTCCGCCCACCCCGATCGCGGCGGATCTGAGGCTGACTTCCTTCAGGAAACCGCGTGCCGTGAGTGGTGCCGAGACGGCGCATATGACGGAGAAAGACCCATCAATGGTGTCTACACGCCCACGCGGGCTCGCGACATTGCTACCGAGTTCGCGGTGGTCTCCGTCGTCCTCAGCGTCATCCTTCCGAAGCGGTTCAAGACGGCCCTAATGGCTGCATCCATTTGTTATCTGTGCGCGTATGCTTATTCCCATCCTATTCAACATACTACACTTCTTAATTACCACGTACTTACCCACCTCTTGTGTACATACTTTCTTAGCCTTACCGTTGGTGTTGGCGAAGCGGCTTGCTATCGTGCTGCTTCTAACGGCCGGTCTTTCGCCGGCATTGTCGCCCGTTTTCTGAGACTGCAACGGGTACTTGTTGATTCTGCCATCATCAACTTCATCGTGTCTGCTGTCTTTGCTCACGTTGTAGCCCGCGCCTCGTCGGATCACTCTGGCGACGGGTTCCGTGATGGAAGAGCGCTATTCGATCATCATCTGCGCAATCATTTCGACACGATTGACCCCACCAACGGATTGTTCGCCGCCCTCAATGTTTTGCTAGTGTATTCTTGGGCTGCGATCATCCACTCCGTAGCGTTCGCTGTCGCCGCGTGTGAATGGGCTTTGTTTATTTTGTATGCTTGCTATGTGTTCGCGTATCTGCTTTATCTCAGTGTGCTTGTACTCGTCGGCTTTAGCGTCCTGAAGATCGTCGCTCTCGGACGCCGTCTTCATCGCCTTCGAAAACGCGTGCTCCTCAAGCCGGAACTGGACTATCCTGCCCCCACCGCATTGGGTGCTTTCGAGTCCGATCCCGGCAGCATGGCTGGCATCGACCAACTACAGGAATCCATCCTGTGCCAGCTCACACTTGGGGCACACGTCGTCGGCTGTCCCCGGCGTTACACCAACCACACCCGCCACCGACATTGCGGCCTCCTCCGTGATGAGGATATGTTGAAGGTTGCCGGAGCTCATTGCATGCAGGACGAGACAGAGTGCAACGGACGAGTAATTACGTCGTTCGTTAGCTGCCTGCATTTCACGTTTGGTGTCGAACGCCTCGTGAAAATCTTCCAGCGTCCGGGCTACCTTCTGGCCTACGACACCAGTTCGTCCAAAGTGGCGACCGACGTCCCGATGGTACATGACGGCCAATATACCACTGTTGGCACCTCCACCTCCGCGTTCACCGTGGAGAATTTCGGTGCCCATGACCGGCTACACCTGAAATCCCCAGATGGGTCCTTGTCGTTCCGCAAGATCTGGACGGCATTCGGTGTGTGCCTGTATCTTGTGGTGCCCGAGAACAACTTCGGCCTCGATCGTGCAGACGACGGCGTCACTCTTACCAATAGTGTGGCGTATTCTTTCGATAGCCACGTCATCTTCCGGTACTCCGACCACAGCATCAAGTGTCCCATTGCTGTCGTCCGTAACGTCCAAACTCGAACTCAGGACCTTTACGGCACAGACCGGTATGACAACGCATGCCGTGTCTTCGCGCAGAGTGGACTTCTTCAAGATCAGGTCTCCTTGGAGTGCCTTCCCGACGTTATTGAACTGGTGGAGCACTACCACACACGTGCCCGGTTCACCGCGTATTCCCTCGTGCGCCAACTCAATCCGGTGTCAACCATCACTCTCGCCATCTGTGCGTTGTTCCGGCGCACGATCCGCCCGCGCGCTTGGAAGTTCGAGCCGCGATACGTTCCAGTGTACACTGCCACGCGGTGGTCGCCTTCCCTGTTGTCTGGTTCTCCCGATGACAGACGTGGTGATCCTGACCAGCCCTTTTCGGCGGTCCGCCCGGGTGTTGGTACCACCTCTGACGAACATCATTGTCGCAGTACCGGCGCGGACGATGGCAAATGCTGCGGCGTCAGTGGAACGGCGAGTGTTGAAACCGGTGCCAAAGATGAATCCGATCCTGTCGGGCCGGGCTTGCTTAAAGCACCCCCGAACGAGGGTACGTCTGTCGGACGGGATGCATTGCCATCGCCTCCCTCTGGCGACGATGTCGACGGAAGATCAGATCCGAGCACTGGAGAGACTCGGGTGGGTGGCGAAGCCGGGGACCCTTCAGGAGATTCCGGACAAGGGAGTAGTGGTGTTGCTCCCTCCCCCCCGCCGCCCGATTTCGGCAAAATATTCGCCTCAGATGCCCCGGGTTTCACATATACCTACGATGATCGGCCATACCTCCGGTGTTACTCTGACTCCATCTCAGTTAAGATTTTTGCAGGAAAAGGGGGTAAGGTCCGGAAGAAGCTCTTGGTCGAGTGCATTCAATATCGCGACCGACACCCGCGTCAAACTCCTGACGGCTACCTCCAAGACTTCATTGACCGGTGCAAGCGTCGTTCCATTGCGATACGACCTGACCCAGTTTGCGCGGACCTTCGTTGACGAGCAGATTCGTCCGTACTACACGCCCACGTCCATGATCACATTTGACGAATGGGCTAGTCGTTACCCTGAGTGGCGTCGAATTCAGTTAGCTAAAGCCTTGCACGAAGCTCCCGCCATGCTTAGGCGCGGTGATGCTGTCGTTAAAAATTTTGTCAAGCAGGAGACTTCCGCGTCACTCACGGATCCACGTAACATTTCCCCCCGTACGGACCAGTTCCTCGCCACGTTCGGGCCCTTTATCTCCACCATCGAACACGCCATGGTATCAGTGCCGTGGCTAGTCAAGGGCCTGAACATGGACGCCCGCGAGACCAGAATGATGCGGCTGTTTAATTTCAAGCGCTTCATCGAAACAGATTATAGCCGCTTTGACATGACGTTGTCTGCTGACATGATCCAACAGGTGGAGCATTCCATCTTTCGTGAGATCGCGTCACTTCTGGGTGTCGACATGACCCCTGAGCTAGAGAATTGTCTCGCTCTTACGTTGCAGACTACCGGCGTGTCTTCTTCTGGGATTCGCTACAAGATCTTGGGCACGCGCTGTTCTGGGGACGCTCACACGTCCATAGGTAACGGGTTGATCAACAGGTTCAACACATGGCTGTGCCTTCGGACACTGCCGGACGGCTCTTGGGACTCTATACATGAAGGCGACGACGGTTTCATCGGCGTGCACGAAGAGTATGCTGACGCCGCCGTTGCCAACCTGCAGTTCCTAGAGTGCCTGGGGTTTTCGTTGAAGGTTAAAAGCACCTCCGTGCCCCATATGGTCACGTTTTGCGGTCGTCATGCGACCATGACCGCTAACGGCGTCCGCACGTTCTGCCAGCCGTTGCGCGCTCTTGGCAAACTACACACTACCATCAGCCAAGGTGACGCCTTATCCCTGTTAGTCGCGAAAGCCAGAAGCTATCAATGCACAGACGGCCACACACCCATCATTGGCGTCTGGTGCACAGTTGTTCGACAGATGTATGAACATCAGGCTAAAGCCCATCTGTTAAATGCCGAGGTCCAATGTCATTGGGACCGCTCCCGATTCGATCACGGGTTCCGCCTGGACGTCGATGAAAGCATCCGTCCGGAGTTTGAACTTGTTTCCGGCATTTCCATCAACGAACAACTGGCTGCTGAGCGTTATATACGCAGCTGGCTCGATTTAGGCTACATACCCGATGTGGCCCCGTTTCTACGCCTGGAAGATGGACCTGTCGCAGATGACGACAAGTTCATCATTGACTTGGACCTCTGATACCCACTGGACTGGACCTCGCACTTCCACGGACATAGTGACCGGACATTCTGTTCATGGTGGCTCCTGTAGCCCGTCGTCGGACGCTAATCGTGTTATTTGTTATTTG